CAGTCATTTGTGCGACAAGAGCCACCGTTGCTGCAATGACAATGATGATTGCAGTTACTGCAAGTTTTACTTAATTGGGGCACTTTTGCAAGTGTTAATTAGCGGGCTCTTCCGCCTCGCTTAAAAGTCTTTGAACGCACTGAACCATAGAGCATTTGCCCCGTGAGTTTATTCATACGTTCTTCTGCTTTCTTTTTTGCTGCTTTTTTAAGTTGCTGATCCTTTAATTTATCAGCAGCTTTTCTATCGGCTGCAGCTTTCCGCATGGCGTTTCTAACACCTGGTGGCAAGGATTGTAAAATAGCTTTTGCCTCTTTTCGCTCCGCACGTTCAGCAGCCGTTAGTTTTGCTGCCTTTTTCTTAGGTGCAGGTTTTTTTGCCGCCTTTTTCTTTGGTTTCGTTTTTTTTGAAAACTTCTTTTTTAAAAACTTCATCACCATCTTATCTTCTCCTTCGCATTCTTTTTCGTTTTCTTTTTACAACTGTAACAGGGAAACCTGCCATGTCAGTAAGAATTTTCCCTTCTTTTGTTAAAACAGGGTCTCTCCCTGATCTGTACATTTCTCTAAATGCTAGACCGCGATCTGGGTTTGATTTGCCTCTTTTTCTAGTTGGAGACCTTACACCACGTATCGCCTCTTGTATAGCCAGAGTTTTTTCTCTACCTCTTAAATTAGGGTTCTGTGCAACTTGTGCAATCCTTCTTGTTGCAGGGGGATTATTGGGATTTGTTTTTGGCCTTCGACCACGAAGTTCTATTGGAGCTTTCTTTTTCCTTGGCTTTGGTTTCGGCTTTGGCTTTGGTTTCGGTTTTGGTTTAGGCTTAGGCTTAGGCTTTTTTATAGGTTTTTTTGGTTTTGGTATTTTTTTAAGAGGCATTATTTATTTGCCTCCTCCCATCTTTCTTTTCTCCATTATTTTTTTAAAAGCCTTTGAGTCTCTACCGGTTTTAATTTTGTTTCCTTTGCTGTCTCTAACAAAACCACTCTTACGTGGATTTTTAAATCTAACAAAATCGCCAGCAGGTGTTGGTTTTCTTTTTTTCTTAGGCCCAGACTGAACAGACTTCGTGCTTTTTGCTGGTTTCTTTTTAGGAGCTGTGCCACCTTTTGGTGATTGTCCTTGACCACTAACTCTAGGAGCTGCACCAGCATCTTTGCCTTGTTTTAATTTTAATCCAGTCAACGTCCCTGTGCCAGCAGCGGCTACACCCAATGCAACCTTTTGTCCTGTAGTTGGGCTAGTTTGTCCACCTTTTCTACTTTGAGCACCAGCCTGTGTTTTAGGTTTCGGCTTTGGTTTCGGTTTTGGTTTAGGCTTTGGTTTAGGCTTTGGTTTCGGTTTTGGTTTAGGCTTTGGCCCTTTTCCAATATTGAATATTCTTTTAAACATAGTGTTCCCTTATTTATTTAATTTTTTGCTTGGTCTGCGACGAAACATGTGTTTTCGTTTAAGCCTTCTTGCTTTGTCTTTCCCTGCGCCCGTTATTTTGTCGGTAAGTGTTCTTTTTAATTTTTTAGTCAAAGATTTACCTGTCACGGTTTGTACTTTTCTGCCAGCGGGAGTTATTCTAGTAGTAACTTTTCCTTTTTTACCAAAACCTTTTGGTCCACCTTTTTCAGGGCCTCTGTAAAAAATTTCTTCTTTCATCTTCCCTGTTGGTTTGATTCTAATGCTGCTTTGTTTTTTAAAGCCACCACCTTTTTTCGGAACAGCAGGTGCTGAATAACGAATTTGCCCCTGTTTAGTTCCTTTCTTTTTTTTAACTTCGTAAGATGCGGGCAGACTGCTTAATCGTTTTTTAATTAAAACTTTCGCTTTGCCGCCTTTTCTTGTTCGCCCTTGTTTAGCCATAATGTTTCTCCTAATAATAGACCCGTGGTCTTGTGTCAACAGGTGTGTCCTCGTAGTCCATCTGTAACTGAATCAACCCTGATTGTCTGAACCTTAACAGAGATTGTGTGACTGTGTCAACATA